TTTTTAAGAGCCGATTCATTTAATCTGCCTTTGACCTCTATATATAAATCTTCAGCTGGTATATAAAAGTCAGGTGTGTAACTAACCACATCAGCCAGTTTAAAAGTTTTATACTCATAAAACCAAGTGTACCCTAACGAGGATAAAAAATCTGCGGTGGCTACTTCCCAACTTGACCTCATTGTAACTATGCCTTGGTTTGGTGACAAATACTTTGAAGTATTTCCCCATTTGTTTTCATGAAACCCTACTTTTCTGCCATTTACATAAGCATTAGACATTTTTTCTTTAGCTTCTAATGTATGACCAACATTATATATAGGATTTAATTCTCCTTGCCTAGCCTCACTTTTTGTACGTAAAGGCACACCATATTTTTGCATATTCCTTATAACAGTAGTTATTGAACAGTTATATTTATTAGCTATAACTTTTGGATGTTGTTTATCTACCCAGTATATTTGATTTAATACTTCTTTAGGTATATCAATTTCTATAAATCTATTACCTTTTGAATTATTAATACCCCATAAACGAAGACACATAGAAAGTACATGTTGAGTAGTATCAAATTTTTCTGCTATTTCTTTTTGTTTTAGCCCTTGAAAAACTAAGTCGGTTATTCCTTTTCTTAAGTTAATAAATCTATCACATACATTTAAATTATTTAATGATATACTTTGTACCTCTGTATTACAATTTATAAACGTTAAAGGCGTTGTTACATCCGTGTACTCTTCAAGTGTTGTGACCAAGGTAGCGTCATATCTATTTAACAACTCTTTAGCCTTTTCGTAAAATGTTAAATTTTTTTTGTGCTTTTTTACACAAAGGCATCTCGTACCTTTTTGCCAATTAGCTAAAGAAGTGACATGGCATTCACCATGCTTACAGGTGTATGAAAGTGTACAAGACCTTCTATCAATATAAGTAGAAGCTAAGTCTAAAGTTGCTCCTTCACCGCTAAATAATTTTTCTATCTCTTCAATTGTATTTTTTTTAGACATGCTAGTTACCTCCGTTCTAGGTTAAGTGAAATAAAGGTTAGACAAAGGAGAACGGCCTTTATCAATCTCCGTCGAGACTGTCCCTTTAAATTTTTATAATTATATCAAGTACTTACGAGTAGTCAAAAAAACAACGATAGTTACACGTGCTAGCTCCTGTTTCTGAACTACCAAGCTTTATATTAAACCATACTGGGTCAGATGTCAAGCCTATATTACCGACAGCTTCTGAATCATCTGCCGTAGCTACAACCTGTAGATTAGCTTTAGTAGCATATAAATACGTAGGAGGTATATCACTATCAATATCTCCTGGAACTACTCCAGGGTACCATTCTATACCGTTTTCTGAACCTGTACCTGCTTTGTTAGCTTGACCTACCGTACCAAATCTAAACATGGTATCATTATTTCCCGCGTTGTGATGCTGAAAAGAACCATGATTTTGTAGACCAAATTTTACAGAGCTTAACTGATAAGCCCCAGACTCTAATTCAAAAGTTACGCACCTAGCGTCAGACTCAGTAGATACCGTAACATTTCCAAAATTTACACTAGCTATATTGTAGTTAGTTGGTTTTGGGCCTGTACAAAGCACGTAAAATTCATCTCTAATACCTAAGTAGTCATTACCAGCTGTAGGATTAAAAGCTATGTTTAAACCTCTAGAACCCAAATTAGTAGTAGTACCAGAAGCAGGTGTAACCACTGCACCAGACATATCTCCTCTATCAGAACTGTACGACATGTAAGCAGTTCCTGGAGGGTCTGTAACATTTGATCCGCTAGTATAATCTGGTTCATAACAAGGTATAGTCCAAGAACCGTTAGAAAATACAGCGTCAGAAAATTTTACCATTAAACCTCTTGTACCGATATTATACCAAGTGTCTGGAAATAGAATTTCTGTACCTACAGTAGAATCGTCCGCAGAGGGAGAAGCTGTCCATGACATAATAGGTACATTACCAGTACCACCAGCCATGGTTGTACCATTTGTTACATCTATAGTTACAGTATATGAAGTATCGGCAGAATAATTATATACGCCGCCTGTAGTCATAATACCATCATAACTAATACTTTTAGTAGCTGTACCAATACCTCTTGTAGCGTCATTATCACTTGTGATTACTATACGATATACTTCTGAATCCATACCTTTGTAATCACCTGTAATAGTAATATCACCATTAAAGTTGTTACCAGAAGCGGCTCCACCTGCTTCATCTCTTGTAGCAAAACCTAGTAGAGTATGAGCACTATCACTACCTACAGTAGATACTGCTACAGACGAAGCTACCCCTAAAGTACCTGAGTAAATCTTAAATCTATTACCTTCGTCAGGGGTATTTTCCCATTTACATATGGCATTATCCCAACGTTGATCGTTTTTGCCTAAGTTACGCATTTTTTCTGTGATATCCTTAGCTACAAATCGCGGATCTAAATTCGTACCAGAATACAGAGTTATATAAGGGCCTGAGTCCCCATCTACACTCAAGTGTAGTAAATTAGTAGTAGGCCCAATTGTAAAAGTATCACCTACACTTGCAGTACCTACAGAACTACCTCTAGTACCTTTACATCCAGCATTTCTACCATCACCTACACTTCCTTGAGAGTCCACCGAATAGGCTACCCACCTCGTAATTGCGGCCATTTTAAACCTCCTTAATTGTTACTATTTTTAATAATGGTTTGATACCACTCTGTATGCCACTTCCTATCAGAATTAGCTCTTGCGTTACAAGATCTACAAACCGTTATTAAGTTATTAGGGTGACAATTCTGTTTATTATAATCTATATGATGTATGTGTAAAATGTCATCATTTTTATAACAATAAGGGTTTCTACACATATAACCATCTCTTTGTCTTATAAACTCCTTATACTCCTTATCTCTCCAAGCAGAACAATAACCTTGTAAAGATACACCCCCCTTCCATTGGGAATGATTTTCACCAGAATATAAAACTGACTGCCTTATAGCTCTACACTGTAAACACCTCCATCCTGATTTAAAATTGTGTAAGCTCATACTGAGCTTATGTCCTTTTGAACATAATAAGCTTAATTTCTGATCAGTATTTTCGTACTCTGTGCTTACTAATGTATAACCAACAGATTCAAAAGTTTCCTTTACTTCAGTAAAACTGAGACGTAAATGCTTACTTGTACTAATTGTACCACAAATCGCACACCTTCGGTTTTTACTAGCAAAGTTAGTATACGTAGTAAAATACACATGCCCTTCAGGACACACTGTTTCCAGTTTAGTTCTATTATTTTTATACGCTTTACTAAGTAAAGTATATCCTTCGTTTTCAAATCTCAATTTAACTTCTTTATAACTTAATTTCTTCATCCTTCCTCTTCTATAGTAAAAGTGTAAGTAAAAGGCGATAAAATATTCCCACTATAATCCTGTATACCTGAAATAGTTATACTATAAGTTTTTCCATACATAAAGTGCTTACTACGAGGCTCTATATAACCTGTAAAATCTGCTTTACCAGACCCTTCTGCTGTTATAAAAGCCTCTAAATCTGTACTCATAATTTTTCTAGTCTCAAAGAACGTAGAAAAGTAAGAGGTATTTGAAGCTAATGAAGTATTTTTTGCCGAAACTGCTATAGGTACTTCATATTTAGGGCCCCAATAATTAACCTCTTCCCAAGATGCTTGGTACCCATACTGTAATTCATAAGTTCTAGAGTAAAACTCATTATTATTATTGCTACCATTAGCTACTAGTAACATATTACCACTAGGCACAGTTAAGTAAGACATTAGGTAGCCACCACTAATCGTAGTAAGTGAGCCCGAGACTACCGTTCCATTATCTGTAAAGTAAGTCCCTGAGGTAGTTACAGTGTATAAATCGTCTATAACCTCCACACTAAAGTCTACTAATGAGGTACAATACGCTACATCACCTAAATCCATTGAGAAGTTATCTATGCTTATACTCATTTATTCACCACCTATTATCTCATAGTTAGATTATTTATAATATACGCTTAATGATGGGTAAAAGTTTTATAGGCTTTATAATACCATCAACTATGAGTTCTATACTGTCAGGGTCTAAACCTCCCCCACCGTCATAAACATCAAAACTTTCCCCCGTAGTTCTTGTGTTATAACCTCTAATACAGGTCTTTGGATCAAAGCTTTCACCGTCTATAATTGGAGCTACACTACTGGCACAATAAAATCTCCACATATCATACAACACGTTCCCTCTTTCCGAAGAATCAGCTACACGTATTGACATTTCTACTATTTGAGTATAATAAAAGCCACCGGTATTATGAAAAGTTATTCTATACCCTTTATCTAATTCTTCGTATGTAAAAGGTTTAATCCTGTTATTTATAAATAATTCTAAAGTACCAATATCAACGCCTACCTCCGTATCAAGAATATCAAAGCTTATATCACTAGTTACTGGAACGTTTAGCTGTCCTCTATAAGGGGCCTCATTAGTTATGTAAGGGGCTTTGTAGTCAGGAATAATAGTAAACCAGTAGTCAAACTCTATACGGTTAGGTGGAATAGCGTTATCGTATACTTCTAAATATACATATACGATAGCTGAGTTATGAAAATATTCATCAGGTACATATAAAACTTCTAGCCCTATAAGGCCCCCTCCAGCATCATATTCTGTAACTGTAAGATTAGCTGTATTTTGATAGTTTATAAAGCCTGTATTGCCCACGTAAGAGATTTCTTTAACTTTGAATACCAAAGTACTCCTATCCAAATCAAAGCCGTAAGGGGCTAATTTAATCCATATATTAGCATTTACATTATTCTTCTCAGAAAAAGGTACCGGTACCGCATCTATTATGAATCTAAATTGGGCTATCTCTACATCATCTTCATTACTTCCTGTTGGTAAGTGCCTACTTATGTAGGTTTGACTAACTGGAAAGGTACCCGTAGCCAACTCTATCTGTGTAAGTACAAAATCACTAGTCTGCAACTCTTCTTGTACTATTCCCAGTATACTCTCAAATTTTTGCCATTGGTATATCAGAGGTACCCTAATCTCTAAGTAATTTTTCGCCACAATATAAAACTGTGATGTAAATTGGGGTATTTGTGATAAATTATTACTAGAATCAAATATGTTATCTACCTGCTTTATAATACTAGCCCCATAATAAGGTGTAGTGTCGGGGCCCATAATAAATTTAGCATTTAACTTAAATACTAAAGATGTCCACACATAGATACTTCCAGTTAATATATTGGACCCATCGGTCCATGCAGTTATTTTTATGTCCTCATTAATATCACTAGCTTCAGACTGGTCGTACCAGCCAGAAGTATACGGGATACTAAACCTACCATTTATGTCTGATGTTGCCTGTCTATTAACCTCTCCCCAAACACCATTAGCATCACCATACTGTTTATCAAATTGAATAGTTTTACCTGATACAGCCATTCCATACTGGTCTGTTACCTGGCCTTGGATATTAATAGTCTCCTGGTTAGCTATTATACCTATAGGGTTTGTTTCTAAAGTTATACAGTCAACAAACCTAAATACCCCATCTTCATGATAATTATAAGTACTCCAACTTATAATAGAGTAGGCGCCGGTATCATCTCTAATAATTTTCTGATTCTGCAGCCTATACACAGCCGCCGAAGTAAATGCTAGTGCGTATACTTCTAGTAAATCCTGGCTACTAGGTCTAGTTACATTTAACCTAACAGACCTAACTCTAGAGTAGTCAGCTACGTCTATATAAAGTAGCTCTGATTTTTTAACTAAAGCTACAGTCCCATAGTAAGGTATACCATAGTTAGAAGCAGCTACATCTGAGTATATTGCACTGTTATGCCTATCTAACGTAGCTCCTGTGTAGTTATCTATGGTTATAAGAGAACCTTTAGAAGTATTATTACCATAAGCTACATCACTAAATATGTAAAAATCTCCCAGGTATGTTACAGGATCTCCAGAATTAAAATAACTAAATAAAGGAGTACCACTAGGCGAGCTTATAGATACAGTAGTACCCGATACTGAGACTGCCTCTACTTCTTCATAAGCATTTAAGTAAGAGGTATTAGAACTAGGTCCTACATATATTCTTGTGCCCTCAACTATATTATCTACGTTATCTAAAACTATAGTAGCTGTGCCAGTAACTGTTGTATTGGTTAAATTTGTATAGTACCTACCTGCGGCCATATTATGGCACTTTATAATTTCATTACCTGAAGTAATTTTATTTATCGTATAATCCAAGTCTAATCTAGTATTATCTTTATTTAGATTCCATTTTTTAATTGTAACCGAAGAAGTAAGATTACTTTCCATAGTTATAAAAACCATACCATTCTCTAGAGAGGTTTGATTTCTAGGACCTATATAGTCTAAATAATAAATAGTAGTATTTTGTGCTATATTAGGATTAAAAGTATAAGATACTGTAGTATCACCCGTGGTATTTTTTATTAACAGCCGGGCACTGGTTTGAGTAGTATCTACGGAAGCAAAAGTACCTACTAAAGGGGCTATACAAAAATTAGGTTGTTGTAGAAGTATATTTTCTTGGGCCATAGTTTAGTCCAATTGTGTAACTTTAGCATTTATAGTAACAACCCGCAAATCAGTACCTGAAGTATAAGCAGTATTTGCAGTACCAGTACCATAAAATATGTCCGTATTTACTACCTCAGTAGTTATAAATCCTACCTCATCGTCATCTGTAAATGTTACAGGCCTATTCACCACTCCCTGACCATACTGGTCTAAAGTTATTGACCTAATAACTGCGGTATTTCTACCTGTAGCAGGCAATATATGGGTATCTGAGTCTACCGTTATAAAATCTACAAAAGACCTTATAGGGGATATTTGAAAGTTATATGTACTCCAAGAGTAATTACTACCATAGTAAGTTGCAGTTTTCTGTAGTCTATATAGGTCGTCGCCTTGTATGTCTATATCATAAATTGTATGTATAGTAGATTGGTTAGTTTGAACGTTATCCATCTGCATGATTCCAAAATACACATTTCCATAAAGAGGAAATCTTATATAACCTGAAGAGTATATCAAGTCGTCAAAATACGAACCATGTACTGTCAATAGGTGTGAGTTCAAACCTAGAGATAGGTGGTGCTCTGAATTAGCAATTATAGAAGCGGTATATAAAGACACCCAATCTGGGTCATCCTCTATCTTGTAGTAAAAATTTAAATCAGTACCTTCTCTTTTTGCTCTAAGATAATAAGACACATTTGTACCAGATACACTCACACTAGCCAAATCATCTTCACCACTGTAAAAAGAATCCTTAACTACTATATTTTCTGAGTAGTGTTCACCTGTATGTAGTAAATTTAAATCATTATTACTAAGGGCTGTATTGAAACTTTTAAAGTCATCTATAGATCCTTTAAATGTGGTCGTACTACCCTCAGCAGAGTGACCTAATTTCATAACCATGTCTCGGTTAATTATTAGTTTGTCTCTAGGTAAGGTAGTATCATCTGTGTAAAAGTTATCGTTAAGTTTTACATAAATACTTCCTGCATCAAACATGAAATTTACAAAGTTCCACTCACCTATTTTAATATCGTTCGTACCAAAAGTAAAGACGTCTAGATAGCCAGAGGTTCTATTATTATTTAAACACACTTTAAGGGCCCCATCGGAAGTTATACCTAAATCTAAGGCAGGTCTAGGTTGTTTATCCATATCACCACTGGATGCGTCATATATAATAACATCACCTATAGTGAAATAGTCGGCCCCTCCAGCTGTGTTTGTATACTCTTGAAAGCGTACTTTAAAACCGGAGTGATAGGCGTCAGCGGGAAGAGTATAGTTACGTTCTACAATCTGAAGAGCTGTGCCACCTATTATATTTTCTAGATTAATCCATGTACCAGAACTATTATAATATTGTACTCTCACGTAGTCGGTAGACTCCGGTCTACAGTAGGTACACCACTCATCAGTACCCACCTGTACCCAACAATAAAATTTTATATTTTCCGTGTAACCAGATAAATCTACAGCATCCTTGAGTGTAACCGCCTGATTATTACCATTTACTGAGCCCGCATAAACACCATACCTACTTGTGTAAGATATATAATCTGCGCCATTGTCCCAAGACCAATAAGAGGATGTAGAGAAGTCGTCCATAAAAAGTATTTCTCGGTCTGGATCTGAGAAACTAAAAAATATATTACCTAAACCTTTAGCATTAGTAGAAGTACTTAGACTATCAGGTTTAATCCAAAAATTTAGGTCAAACTGTGTAGGCTCTTCCGTATAATTTGGTCCTACAATCATAACGTCGTCAACTACCCAGGCGTCCCCAGAATTGTGATTAGCCTCATTCCAAAATCTCAGCCTTAAGTCCTTATGATAAGCATCTGCAGGTAAACCATAAGATTGGTTATACTTAGTACCATAAGGTACGTTACCTGGCATTCTATCAATTTGTTTCCATGTACTGTCTGAAGCAAAATATTCTATATGTAAAGCGTCAGTCTCATTCTCAGGCCCAGAAATAACTACATTATCTGCGGTCATAGCCCAAAAATTTAATTTTAACCCAGAACATGTCGTAACGTTGCTTATTGTTCTAGACACTAAATACCCAGATAATCCATACAATCTCGCAGCCCAACTTCCAGAGTTTTGATGGCCCGCCGCTGAGATTCTAGCCGTGTATGAACCATACCTCCAATTATTATGAGCAGTCTCAAAATCTTCCCTAAAATATATTTCTTTAAAAGTATCCTCTAATGTGTAGGTACCTAAATTAACATGGTCTAATTCGCCATCAAACCATAAGGCTTCCCCATCTCGGCCATAAACTATATTAGTACCAACTACCTGCGCGTAATGACTTTGATTACTTATATCATCTAAAGTACCACTAATTAAAGAAGTTACAGGACATATGTCTGCATATATACCTGTGTGAGCCATGTAGTTTGTAGTAATACCAGAATTAGTAGTATAAGTACCAGATATTGTAACACCAATTTGGTCATGGGAGTCAAAAGCACAATCTTGCCAAGGCGGTTGTAATCCCGTAGGAGGCGACTCAAAAGCATAGTCTATTAAACTCATGTTGTATTCTGTAAAAGGTGCTACAGATAAGGTGGTTATACTTCTCCCTATATGAAAGAAATCTCCCGTGCGATAATCTTCTATAGACATATAATGATAAGCAAAAGCAGTATCACCGAATATGTAATTACTGCCTAATGTACCACTAACTTGTACATCAAAATCAGAAACCAAAGTATACAAACTTTTTATCTGGTCATGCCCATTACCAGCGACGGAGCAAAACAGTTGATTGTTTTGTATACTAGGATTACCTCTAGGGATGTACCAAATATCTTCATCAGGTATA